TTAGGCCACGGAGAACTTCTCTTCGCAGTGGATGGAAATCACGGTTTCCTCCCTGGTACGGGCCGCGCCCATGCCGAAGGTCACGCCAGCCAGTAGCTTGTCGATGTAATTATCCGGCTGGCGCATGTGGAACTTGGCATTTTCCCAAATACCGTACACCAGATCTTCGGATCGCCACATCGGACAAACGCGCACATACTTCTTGGCGCTGGACGATCCAACATTGACCAGCGGCAGGGAATCCGTAATCAGGAAGCGGATGCCCAGCAGCGGACTGATGAAGCCGGTCTTCAATGCCTGGAAGCCGTAGTCGATATTCTGCAACTTATCCAGACGCATCATATCGAATGCCTGCTGGGGCGTAATGGCCATACACAACGTACCGCCGCCATTGAGAGCGTAGCGGGCCTGCATGCAGGTCTTGGCAAAGAGCAGCTTATCAATCGTAATGCCGCTGGGGGTAAGCGTACCTTCCGGAGTATAATTGACCGGAACTACATTGGTCTTCTTGGTGTCGATGTCCAAGTCTTCGGTGAGTTCGTCCCAGGTGGTAATAAGCCCTTCACCGCGGACATACGGCTGTTGGGGAAGAGCTTCCTTCTCGGACCCCATGTCCCCCACGTAGTTGTCGCCCAGCAACCCTCCTGTAGTGCCGCCCTTGTAGGGGGATCCGTCCACGGCATCGGCCATGATGGAAGTCGGAGTCTGGATAATGTGTTCTCCGTAGGTATCGGAATCCTCGTCCATATCCACACACGTGCCCAGCAGGACATCATCCTTTACGCGCTCGGCCGCATTGGTAAGCTGTGTGACCATCGTAGTGGCGTTAATTGGGAGATTGGCCAGAAACTTTTCATCGTCCGTGGACCATTTCAGGAACTTTTCAAACAGTTGAGGTTTCATGTTGCGCAAGCCGAACTCCAACTCCGTGGCTTCAATCTCCTGCATTCGGGTGGTCCGTCGATTAAGTTCCGTGGAACCGACAGCGGGAATCTGGTACATCTTGCCGTTGCAGCCGTGGATGACGCGGGCGAACGGAGTCAAGACGGACACCTTTTGCTGCAGCTCTTCAATGAGCTGCTGGGTGCGCGTCTTCTCGTACATGTCTATGATAGCTTTTTCAATCTTCATATGTGTTGCTTTGCTTGTTGCATCCTTACTGCACACGAGACCTGGACATAAACAAATGGTGACGATGTCACGTGACACCGCCACCATACGCAATAGCCCAATAAAAAGAAAAAAAGCTAGTAGATCTTAACGCCGGCCAGCCTGTTAAAATGCTCGGCGGCGGCCTTGTAGCCCTTGCTGCCGGGATTGAACAAATCCTTGTGATAGGGATTATCCGGATTATTGATGATGTCGTCCATCTCCTGCTGGCGGGACTGGGCGCTGGCAGCCTGTCCGGCGCCGCGCGTCCGTTCCTCGCCCACCATGCCGCGCAGCACGTTGCAAAGACGGAACACATGCGGATTCATCAGAGCCTGGGCATCCTCCCTGCTCATCCCCCCTCGCTTCACCGCATCGGCAATAAAGCGCTTGGTGGCGGCCATATTCCCCTCAAACTCACCCTTCCACTCGTTCTTCAGGGACTCCAGAGCCTGCCTGTCCGCCTCCCGCTGGGAGGCAAGCAGGGAATCGCACACCTGGGTGACGAACGCCCCGGCGGCATCGGGAGCAATCCCGTTGGCCTTGGCATGGGAGGCAATCATGGAACGGGTTTCATCCGTTCCGGTAAAAGACTCGCCCAATTCCAAAACATACTCGTCTCCGGGGTCTCCGTTTGCCGGAGGCTGGGCCGGATCAGGGGATTCCTCCAGCGTAAAATCGAAAGGATTCACGTCACTGGGGGCGCTGTTCGGATCTGGCGTCTGTGTCGGGGCCGGATCTCCGCCCTCTCCGGGCAGGGGCTGATTGCCTCCATCCGTATTCTGGGGCGGAGGCTGGGCCGCGGGGGCTCCGCCCTGGGGCGCCTGATTGGAATCTGCTGCCGGTTGTCCGCCTCCTGCATCCGCAGGTTCTGGATAACGCAGCACGGTCGTTCGCATGGTAATGATATGGTGCATAATATTTAATTATTGGTGGTTGTAGAACTGTCTTCAAGCGGCGTCCTGGAACGCTCCTGCTCCAGCCACTTGATCACATGAAGCTGCCCGTCGCGCCTGGCAGCCATCAGCGTCAGCATTTGGGGGTCTCCGCTCAACGGAATGCCCTGCTTGTCGGCAAACAGAAACACCGGAAGACCTATCTCGAAATGTTCTTTCAACACCTTCATGGCCTCGTCGGAAATGCCTTCCCGTAAAATGCGCCGGCGCTGGGCCAGCTTCCGCTTCGTCTCTTCCTGCTGTGTATTCCTTCTCATGGTTGTTATGCTGAAAGGTTGCTTTCCTGGCTGGCGGCCCCGGCATTGTCCCGGTTGGCGGCGGCCATCATCTGGGCAATCTTGGCCTGCTGCATCGCGCCGGCTTCTTCCTCACGCTTCTTCTGGAGAGCCTTCAAATCCTTGGGTTTCCGCATGCACTCCACCGGCACGTTGGTTTCGTCGGCGATATACCGGATAGACTTATTTTCATCAAACGGATCCATCCATGCGGGATTTCCCGTCGTCTGGGCCAGATTGACGGCATGTCCCAGCGTCTCCACCAGCCCGCTCAACTTGTAGCGTTCCAGCGCCTTGGCCATCTTGCTGATGTACTTGACTCCGGGAGCCAGAATCTTCATCTTGATTCCGTACTCGTCCAGGGGCACAAACAATCCCTGCGGCTTTCCATCTTCTGGAAACTTGCCCAGGCGTTCCAGGGAGCAGAACACGCGCTCCATCATTGGGCGGATATCGGACGTAAACTGCGTAAAACTCTGGGTAAAAGTCATCATCCGCTCATTATCGCGCAGATTGGCTTCCAGGGCCGTCATCTGGCGTTCCACCTGGCTGACTGCCTGAAGGACGGAAACAAACAGGGCATCGTCGATCTCGGCATTGTACATCTCCAGCAAATCCTTGCCCACCGTGTACTCCGTGGCCGTGGCCCATTCTCTTGGAAGCCCGCTCTTGATGTCCTCCGGACGAAGGACCGTCATCCCCCCGGCCCTCATGTCCACCTCGTCCACCATGTCCGAAGTCAGCAGCACACGGGGAAAGGCCGCCGCCTGTCCGGCCACCTTCATGGCTTCCTGCATCAGCAAGCTGTCTTCAATCGTGTCCACAATGGGAGCCAGGGCGCTTTCTCCGCATACATCATTTCCATACTTAATGAAGCGCGTACCCATGTAGGGAAACTCGTAATAGCCGCTCTCCTTGATAATGTGCTGTTCCGCCGGATCCAGATACACGCTCGCCCAACTCATCTGTTCCGGCGGCAGGTTCCTGTTGCCCATCGGAGGCACGTCCCGGGGAAGAACGAGATGCCAAATCTCAAACTGCTGCGTGTACCTTCGCGTCTGATCGCCAAAGGCGTCTTTAATAGCGCCGCTTAAAGCATCTTCTCCAAAAGCGGCAGCAGCCTGGTGGGCGGTGTACTTGAACTTGCGCACCACCGTGTCAATCTCGTGATCCTCGTTCTCCGCAAGACCATAAGTGCCGGCAGGAACATGAGTGAACACAAGCGAGCCTTTCTTGATATTCTCTTCGGACATCATCAGCCCCGTGCCCGTGCCGATACGGTCAATAACCGTAGCAATGAATGAAGTGTAAAAATTACTTGCCTCCAGTTCCTTCTGGGTGATCTGCGCCGCTCCCTTCAGCCAGAACTGTTCGTCATCGGTAATCTCTTCCCATTCATCGTACTTGAACCAATTCTGACCGCGCGGCGTAATATAATTGAGGTGGGCGCTGGCCAGCTTCAGCACGCCGGTCTTGGCACGGGCACAAACACGTTCCGGCATGCCGTCGTCCTCCATCTCCGCCAGGTCTGCGGCCGGTATCAGCTTTGGCAGCACATGCCGGACATACCGTCTCCACTCGTAATTCGCCCTGCTGAACAGAGACTGGGCAATTCTGTAATAATCGGCTTCCATGTTATCCTCCCAGGGTTTTGCGTCCGCCGGTCAAAGAACCCAGCACGCCGCCGGGATTGACGGTCCGGGCCATGCCGTAACGGCGCCTGTTGGCGTTCTGACGGTTGACTTCTTCGTTTTCACCGGCATCGGCTGTAATCTGCGAGGGATCGGCGGCGCTGACGCCCACGCTCACGTTACGCTTGGCAGCTTCCTGGGCTGCTACGGTTGCGGCCCGCTGCTGCTTCTTCTGCTGGTGGGAACTATACAAGCTCCCGCCCACACTCAAGGCTGCACTGATTAACGCTCCGGTGAATCCCATAATCGTTTACTAATTGAAAACCTAAACAAGCTCCTGCGCCACGCTGAACGCATCGTCGCAGCGGTTCAGCCAGCCCTTCCCGAACACAGGAAACTGCTTACACGAACGGTAAAACGCCTGACGCTTCTCCTGCAGAGCGATAAGGAACACCGCTTCACCCGTGGCGGCCAACTGGTCCTGTAGTTCCTGCCGGGTCCTGGGGCCTACAATCCCGTCCACCGTGAGACCGGCGCCGTGGATGTTCAGGGCCCGCTGCAGGATCTTCCCAGTATTCTTGCTCCCGGAATTGAAATAATGGTCCCGCAGGATGAATTCAACGCCAGGAAAAGCGTCAGAACCCAGCCAGGAACGCACGGCGGCGGTATTATCCAGGACGTACTGAAGACAACCTTCCCAGGCCTCTTCACGTCTTCCGGCATCCAGCAGGGCCTTCAACCTGTTAAACGCGGCCGGTTCAATGCCGTCGCAAATGCCGCAAATCTCCCACTTGCCGCCCTTGTCGGCGGCGGGAAGGCGGGAAACGCGCAGGGAATCCGGCCCGGTAACGCGGCTGTCTTCAAAGCGGAGGATGGCCGCAGCCATCTTTCTTTCTGTAGTATTCATTCGTTCAGATTGTCGATAAGTTGCACAAGCCGCTTGCCTTCCACGGTGTAGCAATGACACTTGGCATGCAAATGCCACTCATTGAATTGAGCCAGGAAAAAAGCGGCGTCTCTTTCGGTAAGAAAAATTTTCATCCACTGCTCCTTTCCGGGTTCGTCCACAATGAGTATGTACAGGGTAGGCATGCGGAAACTATTGATTATTAACTAAAGGGAACTTGTAAGAAAAACTTTACAGTTGGTGTTATCGTCCGCACCGAGAAAAGTACAAGAGAATGGCCAGTGCAGTGAGCCATACCCCGATACCATATCCAGGTTCCCCTATACACATGAGGGTAAATCCCAAAACTGTTGCTGATAAAATGGCCATTAACGACAGAAAGAATTGTTCTTCATTCACTTTTCCAGCTTCCTTTCTATGTTTTCGATGCGCACGGCAAGCAGTTGAATCGCCTTGGCCGTCTCCACCTGGGCCTGCGTCTGCATGGTCATCAAATCACAAAGGCGGTCATTGTGGTGGCTGACCACCTCCCCGATGTACCAGCATGCCCCGCCGCATATCGTCAGCGACATCAGGACGCAGGCAAACACGGGGGAAGCCTTGGCAAAATCCAGGAAACGCGCCGGTACTTCGGAGAGCTTACACATGGCCTTATTTCTTGGAAGGTACGATCTGAACAACGGGCGGAACGTCCGTTTCCGGCTGGGCCTGGCTGTAGGAAATATGCCCCTGCTCAATGACGAGGCAGGATCCGTCCTTACAGACCACCGTCTTTTCCGGCGTCACGTCCACGGAATGGCCGCAGCCCTGGAACAGGGAAAAACCAAGAGCACCAACAGCGGCGTAGGCCAAGCCCAGCAGAACCTTTTTCCACCAAGTGGACGCGCCGGAAGCCTTGAGGCCGAGATAGGCCCGAACATCTTCCAGCGCATGCTTACCGATGATCGGGAGGGCAGTATTTGCTACGGCAATCCATCCTTGTTGTTCGTTTTCCGTCAGGTCTGCCCAGTGAGGGATTGGAGTGTTGGACTCATTGTGTGCCTGGGCTGCATAGTACATGTGCATTTCTCTGGCGATAGCCTCGGCATGATTGCATTGATTATTAGTAGTCATATGATTATGTTGTTATTGGTAGAGGTAGTGAAGTAATTGAAAAACTCCACGGCGGCGGGGTCGGTCAGGATAAAAGCCGGGTAGTCCGAGACTGTAAAAATCCTGCGGCCTTTGGTCTCCGCATGGACGGCCTCAACGGTCAAAGACACCGCATCAATCATTGTATAGGTGCCGTCTTCCGCAAGGGTCAGGGCATTTTTTCCCAGCCTTGCCCACACCTGCACCGCCTGCCAGTCCTCGCCCAGTTCCACCAGAGCGGCAACGACGGCGGCCATGGCCGGGGTCTGGTTCGCCGGAATTTCGTCCTGCGTATAGCGGTCTATGCGGGTGTACCCGTCCGCGTCCTGATAAATGGCCGTCAACGTGAATTCCTGCCAGTTGCCGGGCCGCGGGAACTGAATTTGTATTTCTGCGTCGTTCATGATTAGAGAGGTATGTTAATATCTTCAAAATCCGCCGTTTCCTCGGATTCAATGGCATTGACGGCCATTGCTTCCAATGCGTGATAGGTTGGATTGGTCAATCCATTGGCATAAAGGTGCCTGGTGCCTGTGCCCGCGTCGGCTGAAAGGGCATATGTTTTCTCATTGCGCGCGTCGATAATCAGGGTGCTTACGCCTGTTCCTGCCTCGAAAGCGATGAAGCCGCGGAGAGAAGCTATCTTGAACAGGGTATTGGTACTGCCGCCTCCCAGCTCCATATAAAGAGCCGCCTTTTCCTCCCGCACTGCTGTACTCGGCGGCCCGCTCTGCATGTAAATAAGCCTGTTCAGCCCGTTCGGCATCAGCTCATTATGGCCTACCGGAAGAAATACGGTTGTCGTCTTCACCTGCCAGTGTCCAACGGACTTTACATAAAAAATTTCCCTTACTCTGATTTCATACCCCTTGCGGACAGTATCGTAAGGAGTATTGATGGTAACATCTACGATTTCCCCATGGTTGACGGCCAGATTATCGCCCGGAATCATGGAATAAGAATCCATCGTCAACCCGGTTCTGTTGGTTTTTGAGCCGCGGCCTAAGCCAAAAGTAAATTTAGCGAAGGCTGTCGCGCTGACCGCAAGGGAAAATCCGGCTATGGAACTGTAATTAAATTGACCGTTAGGCCCTATCAGGGGAATAACCGCTGACCCATACGCATTGGAATCGGCAGAAGCCGCGCCCACTGAAAAACGTTGCATCAACCCGGCAAGAGTACCGTTGGAAGCTTTAGAAATGGAACCCGCGACTGTGATCGAACTGGAATTAAGGTATATAGGCTGAACCAACGCCGACATAGCACCGGCCAATCCCAACGCATAAAAGCGATTAACCGCCGTCGTGTCCGTTGGTGCCCCCACGGCAAGCGGGATGTTGATGCCTCCATTGGCATTGACGACCGCGTCAAACGTGCCTCCCGCGGCGGTGATATTGCCGGGAAGCGTCATGTTGCCGGATGCATCCACCTGCGGCATGGCCTCAAGGGCCTGTTGGGCCGCCGTCGCGGAGTTAGCCGACTCCGTGGCGGATGTCGCGGCATTAGTCGCGGCCATATTGATGCGTCCCTCCGCCTGATCTATAGCCTCTTTAGCGGTTTCGGCACGCTGGACAAGGGGCGTAATCGCCCCCACCGCTCTCTCCTGCGCCGTTTGCACGGCGGCAACGGCATCCGTTCGTGCGCCGGCTATATTCTGCTGCGCGGTCTGTGAGGCACGACCCACGGCAAGCACGGAATCGGCTTGCTTGTCCTGTATGGCAGTAACAGCCTCATTCCTGGCTTCAATAATCTGTTGCTTCCCATTGCTGACCGTTTCCGGCCAGGTGGCGGCCAGCGACTCCACAGCCGTTTTAGCGTCATTGGCGCTCTTGGCGTCACGGGCTGCGTTAGTTGCGGACGTGCCGGCGGCGGCCTCGGAAGCGGCGGCGGCCCTTTTGGAGGCCCAGGCAGACCCTGCATAGCCTTCCGCCTCTTCGGCCCGTGTAGCAGCGGTGGCTGCCGCGTCCGTTGCCGTCTTGGCCGCCTGGCTCGCCGTTTCTGCGTCCGCATGAGCATTCTTGGAAGCCTGGAGCGCATGATAGGCAAAAGCCTGTGCAGCAGTAGTAGCCATCCACTCCATACGGAGACGCATTGTCGCTTCCCCAGGCATAGCGACAAGCAGCGTCCGGTTCTTCATTGGCGGACCGCCTGCCAACTGTGCGACACGAGAAACACCGAGTACGGAAATATGCCCGGAAAACAAAATTCTTTGGGAACCATCATCTGCCTGAACCAGGACATTGTAAGACCATCTTCCTTCCGGCAAGGCGGGGAATGAAAAAATCACCTCATTAGAAGACTCCCCCTTCTCAATGGAAATCTCTACCATCTCCTGATTGGCGGATACAATGCTCCCTGAAAAAATCACGCCGTCCAGAGAAACGGCTTCCCCTGCCATATCCCGAAACAGGGCAGGGAAGGAAAACGGAGTATTCTCCATGCAGGAAAAATGTTCCGTGACGCCCAGGAAATCTAACATGCCTCCCTCTTAGCACACATTTTTGCCGCACGAATACAACCGTAACTTGAACAAGCAAAAAAATCCGCTCCCTGTCGAAACAGGGAGCGGAACAAACAACAACGAATACCCTGGAAAGATAATTAAGCTCCAGCCGTCGCCTTCTCCTTACAAAGAATCTGCACGAAAGATTTTTCGTCTTTCCTGGAAGCCCCATACATGCAAGCGGCATCTGCTCGAACAACAGAAAGGTTCTGATACTTGTCCGGTCGCACGATAGAAAACTTCATCTGATCCCACGGAGAAAGAACCAGGCGGCTCTTGACCCACATCGGACAAATACGATTGCCGTCCTCATCAAACGGCAGCATATTCGTGACCAGGAATCGGACATTCAGCATTGGATTCACCTTGCCATGTTCCAGCACGGAAAAACCGTAATTCTTATTCTTCTGCTCCTCCCACATGATCATCTGCGCCTTCATCGTTGAGGAAATCGCCAGACAAAGAGTGTCGCCGGAAGCCTCGTCCCATGCGTAATTCTCTTCCAGCATGCGCTTGGCTTCAACAATCTGGTCCAGCAGGAACCCGGCAGGATTCTTCGTCCCATCCATCTTGAAATCAGCAGGAACAACCAGACTTGGATCAAGATTGGTCAACGTGGCGCCTGAATTGCCCGTGTAATTAGGTGCAAGCATTCCCCCGCAAACACTATCCGAAGTTGTACGGATGCGGAACTTTCCGGGATTATCCGTATCGGGAACCACCCCAAGCAAAACCTGATCAAGCAGCCTCTTGCCGGCCTTCTTCATTTCCGAGATAAAATCGCTGATACTGAGTTCAAGGTCGTTCAATAGGATGTTGTCAATATCATCCTTGTGAAGAGAGTCCGCATAACGTTGAGGTTTAATTACACGCTTCCCCATGGAAAGCTCGTGCGGGCTGGCCTCTACGAATCTGTTGCCGATCTCCTTGAACTCCGTCTTGCCCACATAGGGAATCTCCATATCTTTCCCGCGACCGGGGAGAACGGAACAATACGGCTCAAGAATAGACGTAACCTGTTGAATCTCACGCTCGAAAATTGTCGAATACTTCGTGCGGAGCATATCTGCAATAGAAAGATTAAACTCCATGCCCCTGTCATTGCACGGAACGTGATCGGAGACATACAACCACGACTTGAACAAAAACGCCCACGACTTGAACAAAACAATCAAAAGCGCAGCCTGGAAGCCTGTTCCTTGCTGTGCTCGTCGCGCAAATGACCATACACCCGCATGGCGAGAGCGCCCCCGTCCTGGTGCCCCAGCCACTTGGCCACGGTCGGAATATCTACTCCCTGCTCAATACACGTCGTGGCGAAAAAATGGCGCAGATCATGCACCCGGACATGGGGCAACCCCAGGCGGACACAGGCATTTGTAAGAGCTTTCCTTGGGTTTTCAATAACGAACACAGGAGATGTTGCGGTCAAGTTATTGTTTGTTTTTTTCATCCGCTCAATCACATCCCGTAGAGCTGGGTTAATATACAATATCCGTCTTTTGACTGCATGTTTAATTGCCGGGACGGATATGGAGTCTTTTCCAATATCGCCCCATACCAAGCGTCGGGCTTCTTCAATCCGCAGACCAGAGTAGGCCAAAAAAGCCACCATATCTGCTGCAGGGGAATCAAGGCTCTTTTCCCGGTACTTTCGCAGTAAAGGAGCACGCCTGATTTCTTCTACAATACGAACAAATTCTTCTTTTCCCGGGATGAAAAATTCCGTCGGTTTCAGACTCAATCTCTCCAGTTTTGCGGTAGGGTCTGAAACTACGTACCCGGAATCCCTGAGCATAGCAAATATTTTTCGAACTGCACCAAGAGCTCCATTGGCCGTTCTTGGCGAACAACTCTGTGCTTTTTTGGTCCACCATAACCGGCACATATTGGCCGTGATGGCTTCCGCTGCCACATCTTGTTCAACCAGCTTGCGAGCATGCTCCGCGAAAAGCAGAGCAGATTCAAGGGCCCTAGGTTTAAGATTGGGCCTCATCTTTTGCTGGGCAATGTAGGTATCTACCGCTACATACCAAGAGATGTTTCCGATAGTCGGGGTATTTGTCCCCATCTCCTGCAAAAAGGCAGCCAT